ATGTTTGAAAAACTTTTCCCACCGGTGACCTCAGTCATTTTCATGAATTTTTTATACTCTTCACCGCTTACAAAATCCTTTGTTGCTTTTCTATATTTTTCAAAAGCTGCGAAATCTTGAGAACCGTAATGACCTACACCAACATCTTCTGGAAGCGATCCTTTGCCTGTTTTTTTTCTAAACCTTTCTGTCTGTTTTAGATACCTTTCATATTCAGCTTGATAGCTATCATCTCCTTGAAAAACACCTGTTGACTGAATTGTGGATATTCCTAGACCACCTTTCAGATTTTCAATATTCTGGTCTTGAAAACTTTTAGCTTGTCCTTGGTTTTCACCTGTCAACAGCCCTGTCAATTGTTCTGCTATTCCTTGCAATGCTGGTGCAACTTTTGAAACCATCGTAACAGTCATGACGTCCCACGCTGCATTCATTTTCTTAATAGCCCCGGAAGCACCTGAGAGTTGAACTTCTGCCATGGTTTTTGCAACATCAGTGTTATTTTTGAACGCATCAGTCAGCTTATCCACTTCACCTCGCTGTTGAGTAATTATTGACGTTACGCCAGCAAAAGCCCTTTTCTTAAATATTGCAGTTGTTGCCGCTGCTGCATCTCTTTGTGATAATTTCTTAACGCCGTCACTAACATCAGCCAAAACATCAGTTAATTTCCTGAATTTTCCGTGCTGGTCTGCGACTTCAATGTTCATTTTTCTAAGCCATTTAGAAGCCTGTTTTGATGGTTTTGCCAAATTTAAAACAATATTTTTAAATGATGTTCCTGCTCGACCGCCTTTAATTGCGTTATTTGCCATTGTTCCCAAAATAGCGGAAGTTTCTTCAATAGATGTTCCCCAAACCTGAGCGGCTGGGGCTGCATCTTTCATGGCTTCGCCGAGCTGTTCAACTGTGGTATTAGTGCTGGTTGCTACCCCTGCGAATACATCAGCAACGTGAACGGCTTCGCTTGCCTTTATTTTGAATGCAGTCATTGTATCTGAAAGGATATCAGACGTTAAAGCAAGATCAGTTTGAGAAGCGGCTGCTAACTGTAAAAGCCCGGGCATACCTTCAATTATTTTGTTTGTATTCCATCCTGCAATTCCTAGAAATTTCATACCCTTTGCAACTTCAGCACTCGAAAAAACTGAATCCTTTGCCATGTCTAACGCTGATTTTGACATTCTATCATAATCTTCTTGAGTTGATTTTGTTATTGCTTTAACGTTTAACATTTCAGACTCAAAATCAAGAAAAGAATCAATAGATTTTTTGACTGCTACAGCTCCAAGTGCCGTAAGACCCATAAAAGCGTGTCTACCCAAATCTTTAAAAGCACCGCCGATTTTACGACCTGCTTTTGAAAAGGCTGTTTCAGTTTGCTTTGCAGCACGTTTTCCATTTCTTGACATATCGCTGAATACTTGCGATGTTTTGTCAATTCCTATGAAATCCGTTTTAATTGCAAACTTAGTAGCCATTTACTTTCTACGCCCTCCGAAAACACTTTTTATGATATCAACTGTTTGTCCGGTCTTGTTTCTTTCAAGTTCAGCTTTAATATCCAAAAAGCCTCCATACCAATAAAGTATTCCGTTCATATCCAAATCATCACAAAACATTTGATCAATACTGCACGGCATTGCCCTAAAAGAACTGGCGACAGCAAAAACAATGCCGTTGATTTCTTCATCTATTCGTACCTTCCTATCGCCTAGTATAAATAATAATAATTCATAAGTTTCGATAAAAGAGCCTGATCAGCTGTGTCGAGTTCGTCAATGATTTCTTTCAGGTTGCCACTTGCAACGGCTATCAATGCGTTTTTGTGTCCTGTACCGTCTCCTGGCTTTACTTTTAGATATGCTTTTGCAACTTCACCGGCTTTTATCCTCGATTTAAAAACAAGATTTTTTATCTGCTCGTCTTTGCCTAAAGGAAATGCAAGATGAATTTTAAGCTCACCGTTTTCCTGTATCTCAATTGTTTTATCAAGTACTTTTTCTGCAATGATTTCAATTTCATCCAAATAGCTCTGATCACTTGCGATCATTGACGGCTTTACTTTTCTGAAATTATAAAGCCATTCCTTGAACGCCTGAATAGCTTCATCAAGTCCTTCTTGTTTCTTTTCCATGTTGTTCTCCCTGCTTTAATTATATAATCTGCTCTGCTTTTGCAACGCCCTGCAACGTTACATTAGCGTATCCGTCTTTCAGTCCGTGTTTAAGGTCGCCTGTAACGGTTCCCTTTCCCTTATAGACTGAGCCGTTTATATGGCTCCATGTGATTACTCCAAGATCAGGCGAGTCAGCTAAACTCTGTAAAAACTCCTGATCACCTTTGGATTCTATTTCAAGCATTACACTTTCAAGGCTCCAAGGTTTTCTGGAAAGGGATTTGTGGCCGTTTCCAAGTCCATTAACGATAAGCTCAGCGGAATATCCGCCTAAGTCCTGATCGGCATTTTCACCGCCTTTCACGTTGTATTCTCTTGCTCCAACCGTTGGATGATTGAATTTTACGGTTAAAAGATCTCCGCTAGCCATTTTTACACCTCCCCAAAATTAAAGCCTGCGTAGGCTTTTGTTGCGGTTTTCCTTGCTATTCCTGACCGCTTATAAGGAAATACCGTGTTTATTCTCTGGGGATCAGTTCCCGAAAGAAGCACCGTCAAGCTTTCCTTGGTGTATGCTGAATCAGTTACAAGTGCTGCGGTTACAAGATCATCAATAAGATCAAAACATTCCGCTTTCCAGTCTTTAGGTTTAATAACTCCGGTTACATTTATAGAATCATCATCATTTGCAATTGTTTTTCCTGTAAGGTCTCTTTCTTCTCTGAACTTATAGTTATAAGCAACATTGAAATCAACACCAACGACATCACGAACATAACTGAAATCAATAGCAAGCGGATTCTGATCATCAGGTCTTCTGAAAGTCACAAAATCTTCAATAACATACCCATCAGATTCGTTATAAGTACAAGTTGAGCAGCCGTTTGAAACAAGATCATCTCTTACAGCATAGTCAACCATCGTCCCAATTGTCCCACCTGTAGGATCTGAAAGATCAGGCAATGAACGCCCTTTTATTCCAAGATGAGGTGATTTATTCCAAACACCGATTGCAACAGTAATTACATTAGCCGCAACTTCCCAAGTATAATTAGGACAATTTGGAGCTGTAAAAACTGAATTAGTAAGATCATTTTTTCTTGCTGACATGAGAGCTTTCAAAGTTGCCGGAACTGCTGAGACTGAACCAGTTACCGCAACAAAGGGTTTCATGGTTGTTCCCTGCCATAGACCTGAACCGCCTGTATCAATATCCGGCATTCCGTTTTTAGCTTCAAGTGCATCAAAATCAGCTGAACCGCCGATATTGCAAAGCATTGTTTTCCAGTCACCACCAAAATCATCAAGTGAAGTTGAAATAACCGGTGATGTTGAACCGCTCGTAGGATTCACAATTGCATATGATACGCCACAATCTTCACCACCATCATCAATAGAAAGTGAAATCTCGTTTCCTGTAGTGCCTTTCCATTTTGCGGTTATGTCAGCTTTTGTTGTGTCGTCTGCTGCTGATACCGGAGCTGAAAGAAGACCTTGAATAGCAGCCACCATTGAATCAACTATAACGGCTGGTGTGTCGTCTTTAGTTACTGCAAAACTGGCTTTTCTACCGTCTATGCTTTTCCTGCCCTTGAAAATGATCGTATGAGTACCATTTGCATCAGCTGTTCCGGTCGGTGTTATTGATCCAGCGGCTGCGGCTGCCCCTGCCAGATCTTCTACCGGATACACAATAAGCGGTGCTGTGCCGATTCCACCGCCGTTAATGGGTTTAAAAATTCTTGCTGCGTAATAGCCTGGACATACTCCGAAAAGGCTATAAAACTGAGCTAAACTTGTTATCGTGTGCGGTTTGTCCCAGTCTGTGAATGATGCCGCTTTTGCTGTTGCAATCGGAGTCATAAACGTCACTTTCTGCGGAAGTGCTAAAGCTCCCGAAGTCAGATCCTTAAACCCCTGATCGTAAGAACTGCCTGCAGCTCTATTTAGCTGTGTCATTTATTCCTCCGTATCTGTGTTAATATTAAAAATGTCTGACAAAATAGTATCGTTCCCTTTTAAAATTACTGGAACGCTCTGAATTATCTCTTCATCATAATCGACTTGTAAAGTTAAGGTCACGCCGCTTACATGATCTGAATCGTTACTGTTTGGAACGTAAAATTTTCTGCTGGTTATGTTTTGCCGTCTGATAAATTTATCTGTTGTATCAAATCCTAACCGCATATATGTAGCAGTCAAGAAAACCATTCTGATAACTCCAGACACTCTTTGCAGCAACTCGTTTACAGCTTCATCACCTCTTTTATTGTCATCTGATTTTGCCCTTGCCAGAAAGTCGATTGCAAATGTGCTTTCCGGTTTGGTGATCCTTAGAGTTCCATTTTCGTCACGTTCCTCTAAAGGATTAATAATTATAGCGTTGTATTCTTCTGATTGTAATTCCTGAAATCTGTCTTTGAATATGTTCAGGTTATCACCATTCCAGAAAGTTTCCAACATTTCTTTATATGCAATATCATCAGCAACGGCTGAGGCGGTCGCAAGAACTTTTTGAGCTGTCATTTCATTCGTGATTATCAGCTTTATTCTATCCTTGATTATCTCAAGTTTAGATTTAGGTATGATCTGATTTATCACTTCGCATCTCCAAGCTCTATTGTAACGAGATCAAAAGAATAAGAGGGCGTAACTTGTTCAGCTTTAAACTTCCATCTTTTCCCGTCTATCCATTCAAAAGATATGCTCCAATTTGCCATAGCGATCTCATTAATATCCTTTTCATTTCCATAAATATCAAGAGTTTTGAAATCACCGCCATAAACTGTCACATGACCGTTTTTCCCTTTTGCAGGAAGTCCGGTCTCAGCATCAAAAATGGTACTATGAAGCGTTGCAGCTCCTTTAACGGTTTCAGTATTTCCAGAAAGATCAGTAAAAAGGATATCTGTTTGGAATCCTCCACTTGATACTATTTTCTGTGCATCTGAACGCATAAGTTTCTGCAACGCTCCACTCATTATTTATCCTTTTTCTTTTCAGGTTTTTTGTTTGAGGCTTTTGGTGTTTTCACTACCTTTTTTTTCTCAACTTCTTCAACAGGCTTTTTTTTCTTAACTTCCAGCTCTACTGTTCCAAGTTTAAGGTTTGCCGTTGCAAGATCATCAGGAAGCTCTATCTCGCTCCCTTTTGCTATATTCTTTCCTCTATACCTGAAAACATCAGCTTTTACAATCACTTTCATCATCTACCTCCTATGCGAGCACCTTCATACATCCAAAAGTGTTTGAAGTGTGCGGAATATAAAGCGGAAACTTTGAAGCTTCAAGAAAAACTGAGCTTGCATTTTCATCAGTGAAGGTTCTTACATAAAGTGAGCTTGCTTCTCTGGCTCCGATGCTTTTGATGTTTCCGTTCGCAGGAATAAAGCTACTGAAAGCACCCATTCCGATATCCTTGATCACATCAACACCGGCATGATGTATTCTGTAATCACCTGAACCGATAAAAACAACATTGTTTGTATTGATGTATGGTTTAAGTGTTGAATTATCAGCAGGGTCAATATAATCTTCGATCAAAGTCATTAGCCTTACTGTGTGTCCAGCAAAAACAACTTTTCCAAAAAGTGCAAAGCCATTCTCATCAGCTTCTTTAAGATCAATTTCACCGACTGTGAGTTTGAGCTTATTAAACTTGTCCATGAAAGCCGTGTTTGACATAAGCTCGTTAAAAGCCGATTCGCCGAAAACGAGATCCTTAACCCAGCTTGTTCCGCCGGAGTTTGTTGCTACACGTCTACAACGGGATTCAATGTTTGCCCATATTTTGGCTGAAGCGTTATCCCAATAAAGTTCATCACCTGAGTTTGCGAGTGCCTCAAAATTTGTAGAAGGAACGTCAAAAGATACATCATCAACGCCGACACCCATTAAGTCAGTTTTGAAAGGGATTCCGCCTGTCTGAAAAATCTTAGAAGCCTGAAGACATTCCGCTCTTGTGATCTTATCCATCAGAATTGACATATCAGAAGCAAGTTTTGACATCATTGTCACCTGTCTCTGTGCCTTATCATATTCAGTCTGCCCGATTGCTGATCTGTCATAATCAGATAAAACAAAGGGCATTTTTTCAATGTATTTTGGCGGTTCTTCTGTTACTTTCTTCCATACCTGAGCATCATTTACATCGCCCTGTGATCCTCTTGTTCTTGCTTTAGAAGTGTATCTATAGCTTGAGAGTTTATGGAATTCAACGAGGAGAGCATCAGAAATGTCCCCAGGTCTTGACGTGAAATAGGTCGCAAATCCTTTTCTTGGTTTTGCGTACTGTGTGAGCATCCCCACAAAATTAGTTTTTAAGTTTGTTGTTGCCATTTTTTATTTCCTCCTAGTGTCTATTTTCGAGAGTTGTTATTGCTTCAATCCCTGCATTATGAAGCATTTGAAAAACTGTCTGCTCTGAAAGTGTGTTCTTGTATTTGATTATAACATCAAACGCAGGAAGATTAGCAGCCGCACCCTGAGTAACTGCAAGTGTCACAATCTCACCAGCTGTAAGAACTTTGTGAGTTGCATCAAGTGCTCCAAGACTCTCATAAGCTTCATCAGGTGGCTGGTTAGCTGTATCATAAGTTTTTGAAACAATAACATTAGCAGCCAAATCAGCAACAGCTATTACAGCCGTGTTTGAATCGTCAATTCCTGCCGGTGTTCCCTTTGTCATTATTCCTATTTCTTCAATTTCGCTCGCAAGCATTGAGATAAAGGAATTTACAGTCGCAATGTCAGCCCCGGCTGCAAGGTCTGCAACTGGAATTACAGCTACACTTGAGGCAGCTGAACCGCCAAAACTTGGAATACTTGAAATGCTGAAAGTCGCCGGATAAACCAGCATGTCAGCTCTTACGATTCCAGAATAAATAAGATCTTCTTTTGACTCACCTGTTGAACCCATTGTGAACGATCTGTTCAATATTCGTGTAGGTTTCAAAGACTTGTCAGCCCATACTTCGTACTTTCCATCAGCAGAATCAAGACTAAGAAGAGTTCCTTCTGCAAGAACTGTTCCGTTAGCCGCCTTCAGAATTTCGAGCTTTGTTTTAAGGCTTCCTATTCTGAAAGTTTTGTTGTCAATTGTCGTGGTTGTCATCGTTTATACCTCCATTCCAAATTCAGCCATTACGTCATCCATTACCGCCTTGGATATTTCCTTTTTGTCTTCTTCGCCTGTGAGTGCTTCAATTTTTTCATCACCGGTTACAATGGTTTCATCATCTTTTGAAGCTTTAATTTTACTATCAAGAATGCTTTTTGCGGTAGCTTCCTCGATATAAACATCAGCACACTCTGCAACGGTTTTTCCTTCTTTGATGTTTGCCGTTACTGTTTCGTTCTTTGCCTTTCCAAGATATTTCAGATGACCTGAAATTCTTGCTGACTCTTCATCAGTTCCTTTTTTGTAAGCCTTTTCAGTAGCATCTTTTACAGCTGCTCCGAATTCCTCTTCTGTGTAGTTTTTCGCCATGTTAGTCTCCTCCGATATTGTTATAGCGTCAATCATTCCCACCTGTAGTGCTTCCTCTGCTGTTAAAACACCTCCCTTACCGTAATTCAAGTTTATATTTTCAACTGTTGTATTTCTACCACTTGCGACTGCTTCAACAAAAACTGAATGAATGTTGTCGAGTCTTTTTACAACTTCAACCTCT